AATCTTTATAGTCATTATAATTATTTATCAATTTTCCATCATACTCTTTTAATACAGCTAATGGTTTTAAAGGTATTTTTTTGCCGAATGTTTTGTTATTTCTATGAAGTAATCTAATATTATCAAATAAATAATTATGTATGTATGCGGCATCTATATCTCCGTTAAAATCTGGTAGTCTAGGAAATTCCACAGATATTCTAATTTTTATCAAATCAAGTAATAAATTCAATCTATTGGGCATTTTTAGTATGTACTTAAATGTTATATAAAATTTATCTTTCCACACGTCAAAGAAGGATATCTCCATCTTAATATCACTTCGTCCTTCGCCTTGTTTAGGTTTTTTTATAGTAGGATATAACTGTTCCATAGCAATCATTATATTCTCTTTATCATTGTCTGTGAATTGTCTTCTATTGTAAGGATTTACAAATACTGCACCATTTTTAACAGCATTTCTCCAATATTGATATAATGTTCTAACATAAAAGGCTGTTCCTTTATTCGCAGAATCTTTTATTATTATAATATTTCTTAGTTTACTCAGTGGCATATCATCCCATTCATCTCCCAAAAAAGGTTCAGAATCATTATTTAAAACATTCGGGCCTTTCAATTCATCTAATATTCTTGCTTTTTCATCTCTGGCATTTCTATGATACATATCTATATTGGCTCTTGATTGAAAATGCGTATGATTACTTGAAGAACTTCGCATAGGAGCAATAGCAGAATCAGTCCATGTTATGGATTTACTAACAGATACAGAATTATCATCATTATTATTATATAGTATATTAATTATATCTTTAGTTACTAAAGCATCAACTATTTCCAAATGTTTAATTGCTAAATCTCTATTAACATTTCCAAAACTTGGCGCGGGTAAACCATCTCTAATAAGGACAAGAATCAATTGTAAGGCGACATATCTTTCTTTATTATCATTTAAAAGTCTAATAACATCATCTTTATTATGATTGTTTTGAGATTCTAAAATAATATTAGAAATTTCGTCTAATGCTTCAGTATTTAATCCATAGCATCTAATTTCTTGAGAACTTCCATAATATGCATCTTTCCACATTCTGGATAAAATTGTTTTAGTATTTTTAATATTAGCAATCATAGCATTATCATTATTCCATATATGAAACGGGTTATAAGCATAACCATTTACCCATCCATACGATCTTGTTAAAATATCAGCAGATAATACACTATTGTGATAAATAGTAGAAATCATTAAATTAAATTCTTGTAAAATATCGTGATAAGAATCTATATAAATATTTTGACCTCGCGGAGGACGATTATTATTAAGATAGGCATTCAGTTTATTATAAGCATTTTCTAAATTTATTGGCTTAGAAAACAACGATGCTATTAAATCTTTATTCTGCGTAAGAGTATTAAAAGGAATATAAAAAATAGATTGAACTTTTTCAAAAGTATCTAAAATAATCTCGTTATCTTTAGAAGATGACGATGATGAATTAGAAGATGAAGTATCTATACCCAGTTTTTTCTTACATTTTTCATAAATGAATTTTATTCTTTCTTCATTGTTAAGAAGTTTGCCAGTTCTTGGATTGTTAATATTTAACATCTTTCCTTTTTTATACTCTTTATAATCTTTAATAAAAGCTAAACATTGTGTATCACTTAAATTATTATTTTTATCTTTCTTAAAAGTACTTGTTTGAGCGGACGACATAATCTAATATATTATTAGATAATAAATATTTAATGCAAAAAAATATTATATTATACTTCAATACCTATATAACTACCGAAGAACAATACAAAGACTTTTTCGCCCTATTAAACCAATAGATAATAAAGAAAAATAAGGAAAAGGGAAAAGCGCAGACAGGGACTTGGCAATTTATAGTGCGTTCTTAATTTTATTAGAGAAATCCAGATATTTATCCATAGTATCAAGGGTAGTATTATTATACTCAGTCAATACATTTAGGGGCTTGAGAGGCATATTTTTTCCGAATATTTTATTATTTCGCACGAGGAAACTGATGTTTTCAAGTAATATTTGCGGAATATGCGCGGCATCTATATCTTGATTAGCGAAACCGTAAGGTATTTTAATACGTATTAAAGGCACTAATATATTTGCTTGACCAGGTATTTTAGCTATATATTGGAATACGATTGCCATATACTGATATTCCTGTACGGTATGATATGAAATGTCGCGCCTTCCTTCGCCATATGTTGGTCTTTGTAATCGCGGATACATAGATAACATAGCATTCATAATAGTTTCTTTATCTTCATCGGTAAATGGTGCTCTATTATAAGGATTAACAAATGGTATCCTTTGATACTGATTGCTTTTTACGCAATTTCTCCAATATTGATAAAGTGTTCTTACATAAAAGGCGTGTCTGTATGTTCTCCCATTTATAACCGAAGGGATTGAAATAACTTTTTTAAGCTTGGCGATAGACATATCTTTCCACTCATCACCAGAGATATCGGTATCATTCATATTATTTCGTAAAATATCGGCTATCATCTCTTCTTTTGTTTTTCTATATCTTTCAATATTCGCTTTAGATTGGTAATGACTGTGTCCGCTTGAAGAGCTTCTTGGAGTTCCTGACCAATTAGGGGATTTGCTAACAGATATTGAACCGTCCTTATAACTCAACGGTATATTCTCGCCGGTGATAAGTGCATCTAATAAAAATATGTTTTTATTTACGGCATCACTAGGTTGTTTATTGTTATCCCTAATAAGAACGTGAATGAATTGAACGGCCAAATACTTCTCTATATTATTCTCTAATGTTCTAATAATATCTTCGCTATTCCTATTATGTTCAGAATACATAATGATATTAGCAAATAAGGTATCTGGTGATAATTCGGCAGGGAGTTTTCTAAGCTCATCGGGATTTTTATAAAAGACATTTTTCCACATACTGTTTATTTTCTTGCCCGTATTTTTGATAGAATTAATTATATTAGGGCGCATCGTTGAAGCAACTTCGTCAATTCTAAAAGGGTCGTAATTATAACCGTGATTCCATCCATATTGTCTCGTTAAAATATCAGCAGTAACAGTATTATTCATATATATATCTGTCATAATTCTGTTTATTTCTTCTAAAATCTTGTAATAGGCATTAACATATTTATTTTGCTCTATGGAAGCCGTGCGATTAGCCTCAAGATATTCTTTCAGCTTATGCAAACCCTTATCTAATATTATTGGTTTAGAGAAAAGAGACTCAATAAGTTGTCTATTTTGCGCGAGAGTATTTATAGGCATATATACAATGTCTTGAACCTTATTATAAGAATCAAGAATAACTTCGTTATCTTCTGATTTGGAAGAAGATGATGACGACTTAGATTTAGAAGACGAAGATAATCCTTCAAATTCGTAGTTATGCTTGCATTTATCATATATATATTTGATTCTATCAGCATCGCCTATAGGCTTATTAGTTTTCGGATTATTTACCCTTGATATCTTGCCATTTTTATAATCTTTATAATCTTTAATAAAAGCCTCGCATTGCTTCTCTGTTAAATTATTATTTTTATCCTTTTTAAATGCCAATATTTTAGAAGCCGAAGACATATTCTAATATATTTAGGATATTATAATCTAAGTGAATCATCAAAAAATGTTCTTATTTATATGGTATATCTAAAAAATTGACAGCTATAATTAATATTATTTATACAACTATGTCAATCATCGCTGTCGCTCGCTCCGTCGCCCCCGTCGTCTCCTTGTTCTTGGCAATTTTCTTGAATGCCGTTGGTATGACTGATGCCCGCATTCATCGCACGAGTAGTAGGGGTAGTAGAACACACTGTGATTATGAATGGGTTAGGAAGATTGAACGCGAGAGAGATGAGTTGAAGAATCGCGTAGAATTTATCCGTGATAGCAATTCGTATATGGAAACTATGATTACTCTCAATAGTTGCGATGCCGGACATATGTTTAGGTACAACAAGAATAATGGTTATAAAATTAAATGTATTACTTGTCCCGAAAATCATTACAGAACCAAGACAAATACTACTTGCTATCATTGCCCTGAAGGTTTCTATTCAGTCTCTGGTTCTGCTGAATGTAAGAAGGCGAATGCGAATAATAGCAATGTTCATACTCTCTGCAATGAAGGGACTATCGTAGGCTCTAATAAGTTCGGTTATCACCGGGCAAGCTGTATTAAATGCCAATCATTAAATGTGAAAAGTTATATGCCTTACAAGAATAATCACGATGTCTGTATGACTTGTCCAGTAGGTAGCGTGGTCAATCTGAAAGGAACTGAATGCACAGCGTGCCCCGCGGGACATTTTGAGAAGGACAATAAATGTATCAAGTGTAGCACGGGAACTTACGCAGATAAGGAGGGTATGACAGAATGTCGTATGTGTAATAATAGGAATGCACTGGCTTACTCTTCAATCGGTGGAACCAATTGTGAAGATAGCATCTTTCACGATTTTGCTAAGAAGTTTAATAATAACATCGTGAATCTTGATATCATATTGAAACCGATTGTATTCGGGGCTCACAGTAGCGCAGCATACCTTCTGAATAATGAGCGCGAAGTAGCAGCCTTTGCGCCGATTATTATGAGTGTGGCAGTTATAACAGGTATCTTCTTTAACGCCTAAGCTAAGCACAATATTTAACCTAAACCTCAAAAAACCAAAAAAACTATATATTTTTTATTTGTATGCCTATGATAAGAATAATATGTTATGATATTTTTAGAAGAAGATAAATATATAAACAAATATTAAAATACTTATTATATAAATGTCTGAAGTGGGATTTATAATATTGAGACACGTAAGGGATGAATTAACAAATAAATATTGGATTAAATGTATTGAATGTATAAGAAAGTATTATCCGTATCATAAGATTCTTATTATAGATGATAATAGCAATTATGATTTTATATCTAAAATAGAATATGCTAATACTTTTGTTATTCGCGGAGAATACCCAGGGCGCGGTGAATTATTGCCCTATTATTATTATTTGACGAATAAGCTATTTGATACTGCTGTAATAATTCACGATTCTGTGTTTATTAATAACTATATTGATTTTAGAGTAGATAAATATAAAATGTTGTGGGCTTTTGAACACGATTGCGACCAAATAGAAGACGAAACATTAATGATAGATGCCATTAACGACAAAGAATTAAAGATGTTCTATGAAAATAAGTGGTTATGGAAAGGTTGTTTTGGGTGCATGTCAGTAATTACTCACGATTACCTGACACATCTAAATAATAAATATGATATAAGCAAATTATTAGATTATGTTAAGAAACGATACAATCGCTGTAGTTTTGAGCGCGTAATAGCTTCTATTTTACAAAAGGAGCAGGTTAATCAAGCTTTATTTGGAGATATTCATAGATATTGCCCTTGGGGAATACCTTTTGATCAGATACAAAACTACGGACATCTTCCTGTAATAAAATGCTGGACTGGACGCTAATACCGCGAGATATCCTAAGATAACAACATATTTAACTGATTTTTGTATATTCTATAGCGACGCCATATAATTTCTCTAAGTACATCTTTGAGATTATTGGGATTATTAGGATTATTAGGATAATATATATCTAATGTAGTTTCTATATTTTTATAATTGCTCTTAATATCTGATATAGTATTTGAATTGCTGTTTAATAAATCAATATGTTCCGAGTTAGCCATACATTCTATTATTATTCTATTATAGCTATTTGTTTTGCTTGCAATATAAAAATCAGTACAATACCTGATATGTTCTTCTAATAATGATGTATAATTTTTGATAAGATTTATAATATCGGGGTATGCCTTATTGTTATTGTATTGCAATAATATAGCAGCAGATATTTCATATGTACCATAGGGAAACTCATTATATTTATAATAAACAGACATAATATCTATCTAATTATATACAATTCTATTTTTATATTACACCTACACCTATATTCAGCCTCCAGCCTCTCAATAGCCTCTCAATAGCCTCTCAATAGCCTCTCAATAGCCTCTCAATAGCCTCTCAATAGCCTCTCAATAGCCTCTCAAT